AAGACCTTGTCATGCCGCACGTTGAGGTGTCACACAACGTATTTATGGGCAGTCGGTCTCGTTAGTCCTGACATCCGATTGTTGGACGTCGATGCTTGACGTATGGCTGCTTATTCTGCAAACCGCGCTGTTCACAACACGCTTGCAGCAACGACGGTGGACACCATCACGTTGACTGCTCAATACAACCGCGTCGAGGTTCTTAACCGCAGCGCTACGGGTGACATCTTTGTCACGTTGGATGGCTCGACCCCAACCGTCGGCGGCAATGACACATTTGTTGTTCCGGCTACTGGAGTCGGCAACTTTGTCAATCCGGCTTCCACCAGCCAGCCTCCGACGTCAACAGTCGTGAAGTTGATTTCGTCGGGTACGCCTTCCTACTCGGTAACCGGACAGTAATGGCTTGGGAAGGACCAACCAAGACCCGAGTACGAAACGGCACTAACACCCGAACAAGGGACAGGTAGCAGTAGTTAGTCCTGACATACCACCCACAACTGCCAGATCATCGAGATGGCACATAACAGGCCTTAACAAGGAGAATCCAGTGTCTGACATTGCACCTGCACCTCAGTTCCCCGAGCGTGCGCCAAACTTCTACGAGCGCAAGATGGGCCCATCCATCACTGGCAACCAGGGTCCGCTGCGTTTCCAGGAAGGTCTTGGCACCGACACCGATGTACCGATGGAGTTCGCAAATGGCGCGGCTCAGGGTTACGTCTCGGCTCCGGGCCGTCCTAACCGCAACGCCAACGTCTTTGAGAAGTGGCCAGAGGAGACCATGCGTGAGCGTGCCCACGTCGGCTCGTCCGCATGGATCGAGGCTCCCACGATGCTGAGCGAGTTTGCAGATGGTGCCTTCACTGACCACGGTGACCTTCACTTCGATGAGGTCATTCAGGATGGCACTCGCCAGCAGCGTATGAACCCGACGGTTGTGAACGACTAACAGTTCCAACCCTGGGCCCAGCCCACGGCGGTTCACTTCGAAGCAGGAGTGTCCCGGAATCCTCGCTACCGATTCTGGGGCACTTCTGCTGTCACCGCCATATACCATTGTGGTGAGGTCACCTAATGTCACAGATTCCAGCAAACCAGAAGTTGTGGAGCATGCTCTTGGTTCAGGCCAAGGCTAAGTTCCGCACTTTCCCATCTCCAGCCGCATCCCACTGGATCCACGAGAAGTACACCCAGATGGGCGGCCAGTTTGTCGAGTCCAAGAAGGATCTGGACCGCGACAACAAAAAGGAATCTGACAAGAAAGAACGGGAAGAGAAGGACGAGAAGAAGTGAGCCGCCTAGAGCAGGCTCGCGGCAAAGGCCGAGCAGGCCTAGACGTCCTGTTCCCCGATGAAACCCCGATGACAGTTGCACCGTGGCCTCGTGCCGGTCGACGTCGGGATGAAACAAACCCCATGCCGCACATCGAAGATGCGATCCGCAGCGGTGCACAACCGGTAGAGGTCGATCCTACTGACCCCCGTCTTCGTTCCACGCAACCAAGCGTGACTCGCTCTGCGGTCAGCCACTACCTCGACTCATCCGAGTTGTATGCGGACAAGCACAAAGCAGGCAATCAGGTGCCGGTCGTGTGGCGTACGCGCAACGGCGTCGGCGAGGAACAGATGGTCCTTATGTCGGGCCACCATCGCGCTACTGCATCTGCGCTTGCAGGTCGTCAGTTCCATGCCCTTGTAGTTAACGATCCTGCGATGTCACCTGCATAGTATGTTGGAATCACTAAGAACTTTGGATGACGGGACGGAGGTGTAATCGCGCATGTCAATTGACTTTGCTCCTCCGTCATATCGCGCAGCCTCCTCGGACCTCACAGTATCGATTAGCCCCCTTGGGCTTGTTGAACTTGCGGACGAGGAGTTCTAGCGATTCGAAGTACACGGACCTCGACTCAATAGGTACTCGCTCAACTGGGCCATGTACTTGGGCCACCACTACTCATACAAGCGAGAGCAAGGCGAAGCACAGGTAGCAATTAACCTGCACCGCGCCTTCACCGACTACTTCATTCGATTCACCTTTAGCAAAGGCGTTCACTTCACGTCTCCCCGTGAGACCGAAGCGATTGTTCCCAATCTTCTTAAGCGTGTCTGGGAAGTAGACAACGACAAGAACCTCGTCCTGCAGGAAATGGGACAGCAGGGATCGGTATCTGGCGACTGCTTCGTCAAGGTCGCATATGAGGACGCTTGGGAAGACTCGACGGGTCGCATCCATCCGGGTCGTGTGCGCGTTCTTCCTTTGAACTCGTCGTATTGCTTCCCCGAATTCCATCCCCACGATCGCACACGGCTTATTCGCTTCAAGTTGAAGTACCGCTTCTGGGGCACGTCTCGCGAGGGTACGCGACAGGTGTACACCTACACCGAGATCCTGACCGACGACGTCATCGAGGAATACATCAACGATGAGTTGATCGATCAGCGTCCTAATCCTTTGGGCGTTATTCCCATCACGCACATTCCCAACATTCAGGTGTCGGGTTCGCCGTGGGGCCTATCGGACTGCCACGACGTTATCTCCGTGCAGCAGTTGTACAACGAGGTTGCAACGGACGTCGCGGACATCGTCAACTACCACGCTGCTCCAGTCACCGTCATTACGGGTGCTAAGGCATCGCAGTTGGAAAAGGGCGCCAAGAAGGTTTGGGGTGGCCTACCTAAGGACGCGCAGGTCTTCAACCTTGAAGGTGGCGGCGCAGGCCTGCAGGGGGCGTTGGCCTTCCTAGACATGCTCAAGCAGCGCATGCATGAAATGACCGGCATCCCGGAGACGGCTTTGGGGCAGATCCAACCGATCTCAAACACGTCCGGTGTGGCACTGTCTATTCAGTTCCAGCCCTTGATGAATCACTGGGCTGCGAAGACGAATCAGTACGGCGCTGGTCTGAAGAAGATTAACGAACACGTACTACTCACCCTTGCGGTCAAAGAGCCCAACGGCTTCGTCTATGACGATTCGATCAGTGGTCCTCCTCCGGCTGGTGCACTGCCCGTCTTGGACCTTGCTGATCCGATCACGTATCAGACCGATGTTCAATGGCCGCCTCCGCTGCCTCTCGACAAACTTGTTCTGCTGAACGAGATCTCGATGATGATGGGCATTGGCCTTGAGTCACGTGAGGGCGCACTTCGTGCACTGGGTGAAGAGTTCCCGGCAGAGAAGTTGGCCGAGATTCGCAACGAACTTCTTGAAGACGCCCGATCCGATGGTGCGCTGCAGTTGCTGAAGGCCCAGATCAGCAAAGAAATCATGGATCTCACTGCTATGCAGGTTGGTCCCGATGGCACAGCAATGCCGTTGATGGAGCCGGGTATCGGCTCTGACGGGACGGTCGGCGGTCCAGGTGCTGGTCAGGTTCCTATGGACCCGGCCGCTGACATGGAGTTCATGGAAGAAATGCAAGTCCGTACTGACCTTGTCACACGGGCTGCAGGAACCAAACTTCCGCAGAGGAGTTCTGAGCAACCCGGCGCTGAGTCATGATGCGCGGCCCGCAGTTCTCGGTTGGTAAAGACGTGTCCAATCCTGAATTGGCCGCTGCCGCAAATGGATACGCCGCTCGCATGGGTCAAAGACGACCATCGACGTTCCAAGACGTTGTTATGAATCCGGCCCATGCACGACGTATTGCCAGCGCATACATGGATGCGCCGGACTTTGATCCACGCGCTGTTCCTAGTTTTCGAGCGATGGCGGACGAAACCGCCCAACAGTTTGACTACATGACAAGGCCTCGACGTCGTGGAGGTCTTGGCATCTCAGTCGATGTCACTCCTCACGATCCGTACGCAAGTGCCGCAGACGCTTTCGCTGATCTACGAGACAACCGACACCTGTCTGCATTCAGCACGGCGGCTACCGGTGGTCATCCGTATTTCACCAATGACGAGAACGACATGTTCCGTTTGGTGCACGACACGTTTGGACATGCGGCAACGGGACGTGGGTTTGACCGTCACGGTGAGGAAGCCGCGTACCGATCACATGCGGCTATGTACAGTCCGCTTGCTCGCACGGCACTGGCCACGGAAACACGGGGTCAGAATTCGGCGCTCACTCAAGGCCCGATGCCGGGTGTCTTCCAAGACAACAAGATTGCCCGCATTGCTCCGGCCATGCGCATGGAGGAGTTCACCAACTCAGCAGATCGAGACGCCGCACGAGCACAGGCTCAACAGTTCCACGAACAAGTGTTTGGTCGTTAACAATGATTCCCGGCCGCCAGTTTCATCAGTTGCCCATGTTCCTTGCACCTCACGAAATTTCGGCCATGCACTCAAATGACTATCCGGGTGCAACGATGTCTGACGTACCTGAGCAAATGCGTCAAGATGCTTCTTTGCAAAAGGCTGCAGGCTACGCATACAGAGAGCATGACGGCCAAGAATACTTTGAC